ATAGATCCTGACGCACAAAAAATTATTGATGATATGTATTTAAGAAGTAAAGGTGTACCCGATGTATTAATAACAATTAAAGATGGGATTAACAGATTTGAAAGAGAATCAAAAGCACTAGTAGTATCTAGTATTGCAACTACAGTACGAAATGTATTAGGAACATCTGTAAGCATTGGATTTGATTCTGCAGCTAGGCTTATTGAAAGCTCTATATATCAGACTGGAAAAGTAGTAAAAAGTATTAAGAGTGGAACCTATCAAAAAGAAGATTTATCTACAGGTTTAAATACAATTGTCAGAGACACATTTAATACTTTAACTTACTTAACTAACGGAGGCATCACAGCCGAAGTAGTAGATAAAATTTTAGTAGACAATCCTAAAATTAAAGATCAACTGTTTAGTGCCTTACAAGAAACGGGGAATCAAAATTTAACTAAGTTATCAAAAATGGCAAACACATTTAACGTAGCACAAGATGCTATGTTTAGGCGTGCTATTTTTACATCCAGTATAGAAAGACAACTACGTAAAGTTGGCATGGATATGTATGGAATACTTGCTGAAGATAAAGCAATCCCAACTGACGTTGTAAAGAATGCGGCTGATGAAGCATTAAAAGGTACCTTTTCGTATATGCCAAAGCAAGGTGTTGCACATAACTTTGTAAAATTCTTTGAACAGCTTCCGGGCGGGTCCTTGCTTGTAACATTCCCTAGATTTATGACTAATGCAATGGCGTTTCAATATAAGTATAGCCCAGTTGGAGGAACCTTCGGAGCTATAGACATGGCTAGAGCAGCACTAATGAAAGACAAACCAGAAGTAGCTGCTAGATTGTATAGTGAGGGATTAGAAAAGTTTTCTAAAGGTATAGTTGGAACTGCTGCACTTGGAGCAGCTGTTAACTATCGATTAAACAATACAGATAGTCCATGGTATACCTTTACAGGTGAAGACGGTAGTACGGTAGACACCCGTGCTTTATTTCCTATTGCACCTTATCTAGCAATAGGCGAGTTTATTGCGAAATCAATTGAAGGTAAAAAATCTAACACAAAAGAAATTATAGAAACTATTGTAGGTCTGAAAATTCCGGGGGGTGCTCAAGGATATATAATAGATCAAATATCTGCAGCATTCCGTAATACTGAGGGGAAAGAAGCAGAAAGATTAGAGAAATCTTTAGGCACAGTATTAGGTGATTTTGCTAGTCGTTTTATTCAACCCGGTCAACCCATCTTTAACTTTTTTGAATTGTTTAATACGGAAAGTCAGATTGCTAGAGATCCGAATGTTATTACAAGTGATGATATTGTAACTGAGTCAGCACTAAACCGTATCAAAGCTAAGGTTCCGGGATTTAAAGAGGAATTACCAGAGGCTAAAAGGTATCTGAGACAAGAAGTTCCAGTACGTGCCGGAGAATTCTTTAATACTTTAATGGGTACAAGGATTGTGCCACGGGCAAATGATTTAGAAAGAGAGTTTGTTAGACTTGGTTTAGATCCGTATAAGTATTTTGGATCTACCGGTGACAAGATATTAGACAGGTCGGTAATAGATGCATCTTCTGCGTATGTTAACAACAGAGTTGTTCCACTTTTAAAATCTGACAGATATAATAAAATGTCAGATAGTGAAAAAGTATTGGCAATTGGTACAAATATGAAAGAGTCTATCTCTATTGGAAGAACTATAGCTAAAAGTAAAATGCTAAGTGCAGATAGAGAAAGAATGGACAAGCTTGTATTTAATAATAAAACTGCTGAGGAAAGAAAAGTTATTAACGAGCTATATGCAAAAGAAAATAACGGTGTTACAATGGACGAAGCTAAAGATTATAAACAGGTCTATAAATATGAAGCTCGTATCCCAGCAATCCGATAGTAACGTAATGACAAGACAAGATATACAAGACAACTATCCTGATTCAGAATTATTATTACTAGAAGAAAAGTATTTTGACGCAGCCATCATAGGTGTAGCTAGTCGGGTGAATACCCCTTGGGCTGTATGCTATGACGCTAATAAATGTATTGAACTATTAGCTAAGCATGAGGGCATGACATTGGATGAAGCTGATGAATACTTCCACTACAATACTGCAGGGGCATACGTTGGTGAGCATACCCCTGCATTTGTATATATTTAAGCTGCTAGTTTTTCTTCCGTAACACTCCAACCCCATTCACCTTCCATGCCAGCAGCATTGTAGTCAGTTACAACGCCCTCAAAGAAGTTCTTAAGGCTGTCACCAGAGATCACCCAATCTAACCACTCTAGTGGGTTCTCTTTAACTTTCCAGTTACCCTTCAAGCCAAGCTGAATCAATCGTCTGTCAGCAATATAACGGATATACTTCTTAACATCTGCAGCTGTCAAGCCTTGGATCTCACCTAGTTCAAAGGCTGCATCTGTAACTGCATCCTCCAGTGCTACACCTTGTCTAAACATCTCATAGATGTCTTTCTTAAACTCGTCAGTCACAATCCTTGGATGTTCATTGCAGAACTCACGGAACAGTTTAACCATACCCTCGCAGTGCATTGTCTCATCCCGTACTGACCACTCTACAATCTCACACATGCCCTTCATCTTACCAAACCTCTGGTAGTTAAGGAGCATTGCAAAGGCTGAGAACAAAGACATGCCCTCATTCATAACCGATCTTGCAATTGCCTTAGCTAAACCTGCATGGCTATTGGTATCGATCTGTGACATGAAGTCAATCTTCTCACTCATCTGCTTGTACTTCAAGAATGCTGAGTACTCTTCCTCTGGCAATCCAAGTGTGTCATTTAATAATGCATAGCTACGCTGATGCACAAACTCCCTGTTGGCAAAGCTAGTTAGCATTGCACGTATCTCATTGTTCTTAAACTTCTGTATGTAATGCTCTAAGTAATTGGTACCTACCGCTACATCACTCTGTGTAAATAGTCTTAGGATTTGTGTGATGTGATTCTTCTCTTGGGGGGATAGCTTACCCCCTTGCCACTGTGCTAAGTCATCCTGCAGCTTAGCTTCCCACTCACCCCAGTGGGCTTTCTCTGACTTGATGGCATACTCAACAGCCCAAGGTGCAAAGAAAGGTTTATAGGAAACGCTGGGCGATATAAGACTCATAGATTAGTACTCCGAAGAAATTGATTGAAAAAAATAGGAGCAAGAAATGCTCCTTAGGGATTCTAGTTATATGCGATTTGTCCCTTTAAATCAACTCCTTTCTTATATTATTGTTTTTGTTATCTATTTTATCTATAGTACTGTACTGTCTTTGGTCCACAGGTAACGTCAATTACAACATCACTGTAATGGTCGCTTATCCTACGTTTAGATGTAATGATAATTGGTCTCATCCCTGCTGCTTCACAGTCACTAATGCCATTAATTACTTCTTGTCTACTCATTGAGTATGCTTTCTTTGGTACCTTTAATTCTGACGTATTGCCCCACGGATCAGATGCACATCCTGTACTTAGTATTGCTGCTCCTACTGCTACTAATAGTATCTTCATGATATCTCCGCATTTCTAATAGCTTTAGCTATCTCAAGTAATAGACTTCCATTGCGTGGTATTACTACAGGACAGTCACTAAATCGTTCTACGATCCGTGCCATCTGCTCTTTAATATTTTCTATGTCAGGCAGTTGTCCTGTAGTCTCCCACTTTACGTTATCTTCAAATTCAAATATTGCATCTTCTAATAGTACACTAGCTTCCCATAAAGCATAATCAATTTGTTCTGATCTGTCGATTACTTTATTGCCTGCTGCTTCCATAGCACAAATTACTATAGCGTGTGCTTTTCTAAGTGCAACCATATTATTATCAAATACAAAATGTGGAAAGGTAGCCATGTGTTCTCCTAGAGTATGTGGTCAGCTATATTTAAATCAACTAATTCTTGAGCAGTTAAAAATACATCACTTGCAGGTAATAGTTTCTGTTTAATTTTACTAGGTGTAAGATCTGTTGCAACACGTAGTATCTCAATCATCTTTTCATTACAGATGTCTGCCTCTTTTAAAGCTGACTTCATATCATGATACTTGTTTTCAATACTATCAAACAATTGATGACACATTGTGCTAGTGTTACTTGCAATATATCTTTCTCCTCTGGTACCACTGGCAAAGATTAAGAATGCTGCACTCATGATTGCACCAATAGCAATGATACGTACCGGCTGATTACTGTTTCTTATTACATCAACTAAAGCAAATGCCTGATACAGATCACCACCAAGAGAGTTAATATAAAGAGTCAGTATCTTCTCTTTCTTATCTATGTTCTCATAGGTAATCCATTTAATACATTTGCTAACATTGTTATCTTCAATGTCACCGTATAGATAAAATATACTATTGTCTAGCAATACATTATCTATACGATCTTCTGCTGTTTGATCTTCGTGCTTTTTAATTGCCATTCGGTATCTCTACTAGCGATATTAAATTAACAGGTACTTGGAAAAACAATTCACCTTTGTAAACATACTTGTTGGGTACCTCTACTACAGGTGAGCTTAATAGTATACTCGATGGGCATATAAATGCATGTGTTTTCTCATCATTGAATACCATAAAGTACGCAGGTTTATCTAGCTTAGCAAACTTAGACTTTCTTTCAGGTATCTGCAAGGTATCGTATTTAAATACAGCACCCTGCCACACCTTCTTAATTTCTACTTCACAATAAAATGTTTCACTTCCAGTATCTACAATTAAGTCTACAGCATATCGGTCTGGGTGATCTTCGACTGTGTGTCCAAGAGATCCCCAGTACCGCTTAGCTGCTGCCCTAGCTGATGTATCTGTTTCATCAAACAGTGCTTTGCTAAACACCTTGCGTACAGGATTAACCATGGCAGGATATACACTCTTCTGCATCCTTGAGGGCATCACGCTCTACCTTAAGACCTACCTTGTCTGCCTGCACTCCTGCACTAGTACGTAAGTAATACAATCCTTTGAGTCCTGCCTTCCATGCACGTAAGTGTATCGAATTGACATAAGACTTATTGCTACCGGCAGGGAAGAAGAGATTAACAGATTGCCCTTGACAGATAAAAGGCTGTCTATCCGAGGCATGTTCAATAACCCATCCTTGATCGAGTTCAAAGGCTGTCTTGAATATACTCTTCTCATCATCAGTTAAGAACGGCAGGTGCTGTACAGAACCTTCATTCATAATGATTGATGCCCATACCTCATCTTTATTTTCGTAATGCTCGTCTAAGACTCTAGCCAAGCTGTCACTCTTGACGAGATGCGAACCAGCCCTTGTACGATGTACATAAGCATTCGACTTAACAGGCTCAATACTTGGAGAGCAACCACAGATAATAGAACTATTGGCATTAGGAGCAATTGCAATAAGATGAGCATTCCGAACCCCAGTCCTAACCATATCGGGTGCAGCCCCTCTCTCGTGGGCAAGTACTTTGGTCTCATGTGTTGCTTCCTCCTTAATGTATTTAAACATATTACGATTGATCAGCTTAGCTGACACACTTTCAAAGGACACACCTCTGTTCTGTAAGTAACCATGAAATCCCATAGCACCTAGCCCTAAGCTACGCTCTTGCTGTGCACTGAATCGTGCCTTGGATATATCGTCTGACGCATTGTCAATAAATACTTGTAATACATTATCTAAAAATCGAATCAGATCACGGATCATTGTGGTGTCTTTCCACTGATCATACTTCTCTAAGTTGACACTGGATAAACAACACACTGCTGTACGGTCTTGTGATGTAGCTAAATGAATCTCGTTGCACAAGTTACTACCATGAATCTTTAGACCCCTGTCCTTCTGCTCTTGTGGCAATCCTTTATTTGCTGTATCAATAAAGTTAATGTAAGGACTACCAGTACGAAACCGTGCCTCTAAGATACGTTGCCATAGCTGACGGGCAGGAGTAGTCTCCCGTATGTCACCGTTGGACGGATCTGTAAGGTGCCAGTCTGTACCATCTACTACAGCCTGCATAAATGCATCGGAGACATTTACTGCATTAAATAAGTTAAAGCATTTGCGATTAATATCCCCGCCAGTAGGTAACTTAAAGTTAATAAACTCTACAATATCAGGGTGACTAACATCCATGTAGGCAGCGTAGCTACCCTTACGTGTCTTGCCCTGCTTATATGCAGTCATCTGACTATCCACTACCTTAAGGAATGGGATAGGACCCGGTGCCTTATCACTGACACACCGGACATCTGACCAATGCCCCCCTACACCCCCACCTTTAACCGACAGCCAAGCTACCTCAGCATTGTGGTTAATCAATTCATCTAGGTTATCCCCTACGTAGGTAAGAAAGCAGGAGATAGGTAAAGCTTTGGGTTTCTCTCCCTGTTTAGGTGCATTACTGAGGACAGGACTGGCGTACATAAACCAGCCCTTAGAAGCGTAATCGTAGACCCGTTGGGCTAGACCCATATCCCCTGCAGAATAAGCTACTGCAGCCCTTGCAAAGGCTTCCTGTGGGCTTCGTTCTTCTGTTAGTAGGTAGTAGTCCTGAAGCAGCTGCATTGCCTGCTCGGATAGCCTGCTGTCTCTTGCTGTATCTATCTCTATTCCATGGTAGTTCATTCTAATCCTTCAATATCCATACGTACAAAACTAACCTTGGCTGCCCCGATGTCATACATAGCATCGTGAATAGCTTCGTCAATGATTTCTTCTAGGTAGTCTGAGTCGGAATACGTATTGGGCATACTCTCAGGATCTAAGATTACCTCAAAATGTACTTCGACTATGATGCTCACCAGTTAATCCCCTCTGTTTTTTCTAGCAATTCAATCATCTTGTTTAGGTACCACCGTGCCTTCTTGCAATCTGTGATGGGTCTGCCCTTGTGCCACATTCTCATGGTGTACTTGAGTACATTGCCATGACAGTAGCTGATTGCTTCGTACTCACCGAGTGTGTCAATGATTACATCGATGGTCTCAAACTTGCCGTAGTTATAGTGCTCAGGTTCTTCGACTTCATCACTAGTGGTTTGCTTATCTGCCTCATCCCAAAGTGATCCACCGAATAACTTGCTTTGATAAAACTCTGTGCCTTCCTCTGCCTTCTCGTACCCACGAATAGCACTGCTCCATTCTTCTGGTGATACATCATTTAACCTCCGATTTGTCATGCGTTCCCCCGTGTCTGCGTCCACTGTGTTAGATCAATTACATTACTGAAACTAGAATCCTCATTTATGTCATTGAATTTTAATTCGCCCGACTTAATCATTGCACCCATCTCTTCTTCTACTACTGCACCAAACGCTTCATCTTGATTTAGTAAATGGAAACACGTAACAACTCCTTGCATAAGATGTAGTAGTTCCCGATATGAATCCTCAGACAATTTATCAGACGGCATGCACATCATATTTAAATCTACTGTGCCATTCCAATCTTCACCCTCAAAGTTAGGTCTAATGATTAATACGATGTCATCTTTTTTAATGGGGTTACTCATGCTTTGTTCCTTTGTATGGGTTAAATGTTAATGGCATAACTTTTTTATTTTTTTCTTTAGTCCAAGTCTGTGGTACTTTCTTATCTGCATATAGGAATCCATATTTCTCACACCATGCAGCATAAGTTGTCTTAGATATTTTGCTAAGTCTACGCCTACTACTTTCAAATACAAACCGTATATCTAAATCAGGATGTTGCTTCTGTACTAAGAGATGCTTACGCCTGTCTGCTGCAGTAAACAATCCTTTAGTCTCTATAATAATGCCATTGGGTAACAGGAAGTCGGGGGTATACTTTCTATAGCACAGATCTTCCCATTCGATTTTGATTGATTCATACTTAGCATCTACGTTGAAATGCCTTAAATCTTCCTCAACAGTTTTCTCTAGCCCACTGCGATAACCATATGCCATAGCTGCATCGTATGCCTTCTGGCTAAACTTACGCATTACTCTACTTCTTTCTTAGCAATGTGTATGTAAGATACCATCGGTGGATTCTCTGCTCGTGATACCAGTGATGGTCTTTCTTCTAATCCTTCCCAGCATTTGTATCGATAGGAACACCAACCGCATTCTTTACCGAGTACAAG